AATTACTCAATTGAAAAATATTAGAGAAAAAAGAGTTCAATTAGTAGAAAGTTTTGGAATTTTAGAATCAAGACTTCAAGAAATTAATTTACAAAAAGAAAATCTTAAAGATAATCTTAAACAATTAATCCAAGAAGAAACTGATTTAGGCAGAAACCTTCAACAAAAATATGGTGATGGATCTATTGATCTAGAAAAGGGAGAATTTATACCTAACTAATATTTTTAGCAGGTTTCACCATATTTATAACAAAATAAATAAAAATAAATTATAAACAATGGCAGAAACTTTAATATCACCAGGCGTTTTAGCGATAGAGAATGATAATTCTTTCGTGTCTAAAAGACCAATTACTGTAGGAGCAGCAATTATAGGACCAACAGTTAAGGGTCCTGTTGAAGTTCCAACAATAATTACTACTTGGAATCAATTCCAAAATGTATTTGGTACTACTTTTACAAGTGGTAGTTCTATTAATCAACAAACTTACACTTATTTAACTTCAATAGCAGCATATAATTATTTTGCTAATGGGGGTACATCATTATTAGTAGCAAGAGTAAAAACAGGTTCATATACTTCTGCTACAAGTTCATTTATTCCTACAGGATCAGGTACAACTGGAACATCACCATTTGTATTACAAACATTTTCTCAAGGTATTATTATGAATAGTGATAGTACTGAAGCGCCAAATAATGTTTTACCAAGCGGATCAAATAATAATGTAAGATGGCAAATTGTAAACTCAAATACTAGCTCTGGAACATTTGATTTATTAATCAGAAGAGGAGATGATAATATTTTACAACCAACTGTATTAGAAGCTTGGACCGGATTAACATTAGATCCGTATTCTCCTAATTATATTTCAAAAGTAATTGGAGATACAATAGCAAATTTTGTTAAAGATACAAACGGAAACGCTTCTATCCAATACTCAGGATCATATACTAACAGATCAAATTATGTTACTGTAAAACAAGTAAACTTTACAACTCCTAATTTCTTTAATAGTAACGGACAAATATCAGTTAATGCTTACTCATCTTCAATCCCAGTTAATGCATCTGGCGCTTTTGGTGGAGCTGCAGGAGATATTAAAGGTGGAGCTAATTTTTATAATAACATTAACAATAATGATACTCAAGGATTAACAGGTGGATGTTATGATAATATGATCTCTTTATTAGCAAATACAGATGATTATAAATTTAATGTATTATTAACTCCTGGTTTATATGAAAAAGATTATACAACTCAAGTAAATAATATTATTTCAAATACTCAAAATCGTGGAGATAATATTTATGTACTTGATTTAGTACCTTACAATACCGCTTTAAGTACTGTTACTTCAAGAGCAGCAGGAGAAAATACATCATATGCTGCATCATATTGGCCTTGGGTACAAGTAATTGAACCTTCAACAGGTCAATTAGTTTGGGTACCAGCTTCAACAGTAATTGGTGGAGTATATGCTTATAACGATTCAGTAGCTGAACCATGGTTCGCACCAGCAGGTATTAACAGAGGTGGTTTATCTACAGTAGTAAGAGCTGAAACTAAATTATCTCAAACTCAACGTGATACATTATATACAGCTAAAGTAAATCCAATTGCAACATTCCCAGGAACAGGAGTAGTAGTATATGGTCAGAAAACATTACAAACAAGAGCATCAGCACTTGATCGTGTAAATGTTCGTCGTTTATTAATTGCTCTTAAATCATATATTTCTCAAGTTGCAAATAACTTAGTATTTGAACAAAATACAGCAGCAACAAGAAATGCGTTTGTAAGCCAAGTTAATCCATATCTAACAAGTGTTCAACAACGTCAAGGTTTATACGCATTTAAAGTAGTAATGGATGATTCAAATAATACACCTGATGTAATTGATCGTAATCAATTAGTTGGTAATATTTACTTACAACCTACTAAGACAGCTGAATTTATTTACTTGAACTTTAACATTACTCCAACAGGCGCTACATTCCCAGCATAATTTTTTAAAACATAGATATTTATAACAAACATAAAAATATAAAACAAAATGGCAGTATTAAATCCAAACGACATATTCTTTACAGCATTTGAACCGAAAGTAAAAAATCGTTTCATAATGTATGTAGATGGAATCCCTTCATATGTTATTAAGAAAATTGGACCAGTAGGTGTAGATATGGGTGAAATTAAACTAAACCATATTAATGTTTACCGTAAAATTAAAGGAAGAGCACAATGGGACGATATCGAAATGACATTACATGATCCTATTACACCATCAGGTGCTCAGGCAGTAATGGAGTGGGTACGTTTACATCATGAATCAGTAACAGGTCGCGATGGTTACTCAGATTTTTATAAAAAAGACGTAACAATTAATATTTTAGGACCAGTAGGTGATGTTGTATCAGAATGGATTATCAAAGGTGCATTTATTAAGAAAGCAGGATTTGGTGATTACAGTTGGGATGAAGATGCAGCAGCACAAGAATTAACAGTTAACTTAGGAATGGATTATTGTATCTTGAACTTCTAATTAATAAAAATAAATGTAAAGAAAGCTCACCTAAATTTGGTGAGCTTCTTTATTTTTCATATATTTATATCCGAATATAAAAAGTTATCAAATAAAGACTATGGATCAAACTTTCAATTTTCCAACAGAAGAAATCGAATTACCATCAAAAGGATTAATATATCCTGAAAGTAATCCTTTATCAAGCGGTAAAGTGATTATGAAGTATATGACTGCAAAAGAAGAAGATATTCTTACTAATCAATCATATATTCAAAGTGGTATTGTATTAGATAAATTATTACAATCACTTATTGTATCAAAAATCAATTACAATGATTTGATTGTAGGTGATAAAAATGCTATTATGGTTGCTGCTCGTGTTTTAGGATATGGTAGCGATTATTCATTTAGTTATGGTGGTCAAGAATATACTATTGATTTAAGTAAAATTGAAAATAAACCATTTGAATTATCTAATAAAGGTGCCAATGAATTCAGTTATACTTTACCGTCAACGGGCGTTAACATTACTTATAAAATCTTAACTCACGGTGATGAACAAAAGATACAAGCTGAATTAGATGGTCTTAAAAAAATTAATAAAAACTCATCTGCTGATCTTTCAACACGATTAAAATATATGATCACATCAGTTGGTGGAGAACGAGATCCTAAATCAATACGAGAGTTTGTTGATAACCAACTCTTAGCCCGAGATTCACGTGAATTAAGAAAACATATTAAAGAAACTCAGCCAGATGTTGATCTAACTTTTTTTCCCGACAACAGTACAAATAGAGTCGACATTCCTGTCGGAGTTAAGTTTTTTTGGCCTGACTTCTAGTACGGCTTCACAAGTAAGAGCTAATTTATTTACTCAAATACATGAAATTGTATTTCATGGTAAAGGCGGATACGACTGGGAAACTATTTATAATATGCCCCGTTGGCTTCGCCAATTTACTTTTAATAAAATTAATGAGTATTATAAAAAAGAAACTGAAGAATACGAAAAAACTTCATCTAAAAACAAAGGCAATAAATCTACATTAGTAGATCCATCAGGTAATGTAAATAAACAAGCATTTCGAGAAGCATCTCCTAAAGTATCACCTGGTCCTAAAGTAAGTTATAAATAAAAATTGTATCTTTTAATATTTATAACAAATATATTTTAAGTAAATGGCATTCTCAGCATCAGACGCAGCAAAATTACAACAACAATTACAAGAAATTGAACGATTATCTCGTTTATTAGGGGCTAACATTAATACTATTAATTTACAACCTGTAGAAGCAAATGCTGGTGCTATTGAAGCTATTTTTGAAAGATTAACTAATCAATTTGAAGGTTTAGGAGAAGAAACAGATTACTTAGTTTCTAATTTCCAAAAATTAGTTGGTGAAATTAAAAGATCAGGAACAGGAATTAATGAAAGTACTAAAGGTCTTAGAGCACTTAGTAGTATAACAGAAAAAATTTCCAGCTATCAAAAAGGTTATAGCGATTTATCTTCTAAAGAAATAAATAAACTTAAAGATAAAGTTAAAATTGAAACTGATAGATTAAAAAATGCTAAAAATATTTTAGATGCTGAAATAGTTGAATTAGAAGCTCAAAAAAATAGTTTAAATTTTTCACGTCTTAATAATACTCAACAACAAGCAATTTTAGATAAATTAGCTAAAAATGAAACTGCTAGAGAAAATATAAATAATCTTCTTCAAGCCGAAGATGTTACTTTAAGTGAACTTAATAATAGATTAAAAGAAGCTGGGGATAATGCTAAACGTATTGAAAAAACTTTAGGTGTTACTGGAGTTTTATTAAAAGGTATTAGTAAAATTCCAATTTTGGGTGATCTACTTGATACCGAAGAAGCTTTAAAAGCAGCCTCAGATGCTGCTAAAGATGGAGCAGGAAGAATAGGTGCTATGGGAGCAGCTATTAAATCTTTAGGTAAAAGTTTCCTATCTAATCTATCAGATCCTGCAGTAACAATTGGGTTATTAATTAAAGGATTTCAAAAATTAGTTGAGTTAGGATTTGCCGCTGATAAAGAAGTTACATCTTTATCTAAATCAATGTCTATTTCTAAAGATCAAGCCTCAGCGGTACGAGATAGAATGGTTGAGATTGAAAAAACCTCAGGCAATATTTTTATGACTACCAAAAATCAGGTAGCAGCTCAATTAGAATTAGCTGATGCTTTTGGTGCAACTCGAGGATTTACTGAAAAACAAATTGAAGACCAAGTTACCTTAACTAAACAAATAGGAATGTCTGCAGATGAAGCAGCTGGTTTACAACAATTAGCTATGGCTAATGGAAAAACTGCTGATGACGTTGTTAAATCTACTATAAAACAAACATCTGCATTAATTAAACAAACCGGAATCCAATTAGATAATAAAAAAGTTTTAGGTGAAGTAGCTAAAGTATCAGGACAATTAAGATTACAATACCAAAATAATCCAGACTTAATAGCTAAAGCAGTTGTTCAAACACAAAAATTAGGTATAAGTTTAGATCAAGCTGCTAAAGCATCTAAACATTTATTAAATTTTGAAGAATCAATTGAAGATCAAATATCAGCAGAATTACTTACTGGTAAAAGTTTAAATTTAGAAAGAGCAAGATTATTAGCTTTAAATGGTGATGTAGCAGGATCAATGCAAGAAGTACTTAGTCAAGTAGGTAGTGCTGCAGAATTTTCTCAAATGAATGTTATTCAACAAGAAGCATTAGCTAAAGCAGTTGGTATGACAGCAGATGAATTAGCAAATTCTTTAGTACAACAAGAAAATCTAAATAAATTAGGATCAGAAACTAAAAAACAAATTCAAGAACAAGCTGATGAGTTAAGAAAAAAAGGTAAAGTTGATGAAGCTAATCAATTATTAAATTCTATAGGAGATGAAACACAAGCTGAAGAAGCTTTAAAACGAGTTGATGCTCAAGAAAAATTTAATGCTGCTATGGAAAAAATGCAATCTATAATTGGTAATATAGTAGCAGGTCCTATGGGGAAACTTTTAGACAGATTAGCTAATTTCTTATCAGATGCTGAAAATATTAAAAAAATATTAACTGCTGTAAAAGCAGTTGTAATAGGTATAGCAGCAGCTTGGGTTATCATGAATCCAATAGGAGCAATTGCTGGATTAGCAGCAGCAGCTTCTGTTATGGCTTTAAGTGACGGTGAAGTTAGTAGTGATGGTTTAGTAGTAGGTAAATATAATAAAGGTCAAATTCAACCAATTGCTCAAGGAAGAGCAGATGATAATGTAATATTTACAACAAATAAACCTACTTCTAATGCTAATATTAATACTGATAATAGTGAATTAGCTAAAGAAATGAGAGAAATTAAAACAATATTAGCTGATACATTAAATGTAGATAAACAAATGGCTGCGTTTAATATGGCTAAACAAGCAGCATCTATAGTAATGGATAGTACTAAACTAGGAACAGCAGTCAATATGGGTACATACTCAGTACAATAATTTAAATCTAATAATATTTATAACAAAAACTATATACAATGGGACTATTAGACATGCTTCTTAACCAAGGCTCTCCATTTACGGCAGCTCCTAATGGACAAACACCTTCAATTAATCCATTAGCTACTCAACAATCAACATTACATGCTAATGGAGCATCAGCAGGATATTCATTAGATGGATCAGATTTTAGTAATGTAAATAATGATTATCAACAATATAATGATGGTGCAGTTAATTTTTTACCTCAACCATCACAATTAGATTTAGACGGACAAACACCTCCTCAATATCTTAACAATTTACCAGGGTAACCATGGGTCTTATAAACCTTAGAACGAATTTAAAAGATCTAAAGTTTGGTAATGATGAGTATAAAGGTGGAAATAGTGGGCAACCATTTATTCAAACACGTATTCCTGCTACTGATGAACCATTACAAACCAACATCTCAGCAAATGCTAATTTAGATGTTTCAGTTAATAATTTAGGCCAATCATTACCAAATATATTAGGTGGAGCTGCTACTGGAGCGGTAGGTGGTCTTTTAATTGGAGGAGCAGCTGGAGCTGCTGTTGGAGCAGGAGTAGGTTTAGGTTTAGGTATAGCTGGAGCAGTTACTACTAATGATTTTAGTGTAGGTGTAAAAGCAAATGCTAGTTTAAAACTTCCAAATGCTGGAACAGGTGGTCCTGATTTTTTAATTCGAGGTGGTACTTTACTACCAGGTATTATAGCTAATGATGAAGAACGTTTATTTAAATTTTTTAAAAGTACAAATGGAGTATTATTTACTGTTAAACAAAATTTACTTTCTAGAATAGCAGTTCGTACTCAAGCAAGTCCCGCATTATTAAATGAAGGAATATATACTCCCATTAGTACATTACTTGAAGCTGCTGGAAATCCATTTGGTTTACATGTTAATAAACAAGGTTTAAATCCATTTGGAGGTCTTGGAGGCCTTAAAACATACTCAGATGTAATAGTTAATAAAATTCAACCTGAATCTACAAATAGATTAATTCAATTAACCCAAGATAAAATTAACACAGGAGTAAGTGATGTAGATATATTATCATATGGTGGAGGACCTGATTCATTTTTAGGTGTAGGAAAAACACATATTCGTTTCGCTACAAATAATATTGGTGCTCCTTTAAAGGTTAGTAATGCTGTAACCGATACTACTTTAGATTATAGTGAATTAGATGGAATTTCTAGTGATACTAGTGCGGGTAGAACAGTAGGTTATGGTACTATTGTAAAAGACTTTAGACAAAGTTTAAAAAATATAACAGCCAATGCTCCATCATATGACTGGGGTAAAGGTAAAACATTAGAAACAAGAACAAATCTAGGAGATCCAGGAAATTTAAGTATTATTGGAAAAAAACCAGTTAGTTATACTAATGGATACTCAGATGATATTAATAAATCATTTGGAGCAGCTTCTCCTAATTCATATGATAAAATAAACGCTTTACCTATATATAGAAGTACAGACGGACCTTTAGCTGTTGCAGATGCAGATTCTTATTCTGATTTGGTTAATTTTAGAATAGGAGTTATAAATAATGATGTAAGTGAAGGTAATGTAGCTAAAATAGATTATATTCATTTTAGAGCATTTTTAAATACAATTACAGATAGTTATGATGCAAATTGGAATGCTACAAAATATATAGGAAGAGGTGAAAACTTTTACACTTATGGTGGGTTTGACAGAAAAGTTTCATTATCGTGGACTGTAGCCGCTCAATCAAAAGCTGAACTTATCCCAATGTATAAAAAATTAAATTATTTAGCTTCTCTTTGTGCCCCAGACTATAGTGGTTATGGATATATGAGAGGAAATATAGTAAAATTAACTATTGGAGGATATTTTTATGAACAACCAGGTATTATAACTGGTTTAAGTTATGAAATGAATGATGAAAATTCATCTTGGGAAATAGGAATAGATGATAATGGTGATGTTGATACTTCTGTTAAACAATTACCTCATATGATTAAAGTTAATAGTTTTAACTTTATACCAATACATGAATTTGTACCAAGAAAACAACAAAATAAATTTGGAGGAAATGATGGTAAAGAAGATGGATTTATTAGTGGTTATGGAAATGAAAGATTTATAGCATTAAAAGGAGCAGATAATAATGGAGTTACTAATATAGCATATGGTTCTGAATTAGATTTAGCACAAGATAAAGCTTTATCTAATTGGAGTGGATTATCACAAACATCTTCTCCTTCTAGTAATGTTGGTAATGCTAATACAAATACTGCTCTTCCTCAACCAGGACAAACCCAATTCTCTCCAGAACAAATATAATGAATAGATATCAAAATATACCTATTATAAAAGTTGATAATAAAGCTTGTTATCAAACAACTCGTTATCCTGAAGTACCATTATCTAATAATGATGTTTATGTTTACGCAGTCCAAGGAGATAGATTTGATGTATTAGCTTCTCAATATTATAAAGATAGTTCTTTATGGTGGATTATATCTATAGCAAATACTGCGGTAGCAGGTACATCTTTACCCTCTGATTTACCACAAGATTCATTAATTATACCTGAAGGCAATCAAATTCGAATCCCAGCTGATTATCCTGGAGTATTAAATAGTTTTAAAGCAATAAATAATTTATAAAATGAATATATTTGGTGAAGGATTTCCTCAAGAAATAGTAGATCAAATTGAAATAAGACAAAAAATCTATAGTTATGGTTATCAAAAAGATACTTTTCAAAGAACTGATGGATTTTATGTTTATGCCAATGCTAAAACAGCTTGGTGCAAATTAGTCTCAGCTGCTAATATAGATGATACTGGTTTATTAAATAATTCTATTATAAGAGATTTAGGTTTTCAAAAAGGAGATCAAATTGCTAGAGATTTTATATTGTTTAATGGAACAACTCCTTCATCTTCCTTAGGTGGAAAATTTGGATTAGGTTATGGTGATTCTAGAGGATTTGGAGCATATAATAGTTGGGGAATATCAAATGCTGATTTTGGTTTTAGACCAATGGCTGGTATAACAGGAGTAAGTGTTAAACATAAAAATAGAGGTTCAATTAGAGCTGCTACTGTTAATATTAAAGCATGGGATAAAGCAACTTTTGAAATTATTGATATTTTATATTTACGTTTAGGTTTTTCTATTCTTTTAGAATGGGGGAACTCAGCCTATTTAGAAAATAAAAATGCTACTCTTCAACAAAATGTAAATAATAGTTTAGCAAATGATTTTTTAGATGCTACAATTAGTTACACAGAATTTTTAAAAAAGATTAAAGATCAACAATTAAAATCATTTGGAAATTATGATGCAATGTTTGGTAAAGTTACTAATTTTCACTGGTCCTTTAACCAAGATGGAAGTTATGATATAACTTTAGATTTAATCAGTGCTGGAGATGTTCTTGAATCCTTTAAAGTTAAAGGAAATGCTATAGCATCTTCCAATTCACCAACAACCCCATCAGGCACTGGAACTGATGATACTAAGGTTACTTTGGACACAGTAGACATCTATCAAGTTTTATCAACATATGCTTCTACAAATGATATAGCTAATTATTTAAATAAAGCTTCTTTAATATTAAACCCAGCTACAGATCGTCAAGGACATTCAAAAAATATAAACTATTTATATAACTACTCAGTAAAAACTGATCCTAACAATTATTGGACTCCAACTACAGGAGATTATGATGTAGCAAAATCTCAACCAGTCCATACAAAAGATATTTGTTATGTAGTATCAACTACTGGTACTGAAACTAAAACAGTTACTAAAGCTAATACTAAAACTGGAGATATATATAATGAAACTACTATTACAAAAGCTGGTACCAATGAAACGTTTTATTTTATAAGGTTAGGTAATCTTATTAAATTTATACAAGAAGGTATTATGTATAAGGTTAAAAATCAAAAAGGAGCAGAGCAACCTCTTTTATTATTTGATTATGGTTCTGATAATTTTATGCATGTTCCTCCACAAATGATGAGTTATGATCCATCAATTTGTATGACAAGAAGAAAAATAACATTTCCTGGTACTCCTGGTTCCCCAGATATATTAGGTGAAGCAGAATATTTTAATTATAGTGGATATACAAGTAGTACAGATACAGCAACAGCAGATGATTTTGCTAATCCTTTTATGGTTGATGGTTTAGAGGAAATTGGATCAATAATGAATATTTATGTTAATTTTAGATATATTTTAACTAAATTACAAGAATCAACAGATAAAGATACAAATGAATTAAAATTAATAGATTTTTTAAAAAGTATATTATCTGGGATAAATAGTTCTTTTGGTGGATATAGTAAATTAGAATTATTTATAGATGAAACAACTAATGAAGTTAAAATTATAGATCAAAATCCATTACCATCTAATGTTAAAGCAATAGAATATACAAATACAAATTATAAGACTACTATTCCTACAAAATATGCTTTATTTGAATTATATGGTTATGTAAAAAGAGAAAACACTAACTATGAAAAAACAACTATAATACAAGATTTTAAATTCAACACAGAAATAACTCCTGAACTTTCTACTATGATTAGTGTATCTGCTACTAGTAAAGGAAATGTAGTAGGAGAAAATAATACTGCTCTATCCAGATTGAATTTAGGTATAACAGACAAATATAAAACTGAAGTAAATGGAGGAGGTGCTCTTTTAGATTCAACAGCAACAACAGTAAAAGATAAATTATTAGAAGATAAAAATAAAGCTGAAACTGAATATTATAATTTTGTACGTGATTTAATTCTTTATTTAAACCATATATACCATGGAGTTTATATTTCTAATGAAATTCAAGATTATAAAGGAGCATTTACTATTTATATGAAATTATATAAAAAAGTTCAAAAAACAAGAAATGATTATGATAGTTATGATGCAGCTTCTAATTCCTTTAAAAATACAACTAAATTTCAACCAGGAACAGGATTTATTCCTTTTAATTTATCATTAACATTAGATGGATTATCAGGTATAAAAATAGGATCTAAATTTTTAGTTGATGGATCTTATTTACCTTCAAATTATCCTGAAACTGTTGATTTTCTTATTAAAAGTATTTCTCATGAAATAAAAGATAATAAATGGACTACTAATTTAGAATCATATTGTATTGCTCAAGGTGATTCAACATATACTACTCCAAAAAGAGAATCAACAGACCCAGTCAAAAATCCTAAAGGTGGAGGAGGTGGAGGAGGTGATTCTACTGGTGCTTCATGTAAAACAAGTTACCCAGAATTTAAATGGTCACCTAAACCTGCTGCTACATTATTATCTTATTCTGATGCTATAACATATATGTCTGGAACTTCATACAGTGAAGATATTATAAGATCTGTATTTTATATATTATGGGCTGAAGCTAGTAAAAGTGATAATAGTTTTAGATCACCAGGTGCTTATAATTATACTGGTACTCAAACTGATAGCGGAAGATGGGGAGCTCCAGGTATAATAGGTCAATATTGTATTAAAGATGGTAGTGGAAGATATAGAGCTTTTGCTATGTTTGAAAACAATAATAAATTTTTAGATTTTATGTTAAATAGAGTTAAATCTAAAGGATTTACAGCTTCATCTCCTGAAACTTGGGCTAGAATATATTTAAATAAATGGGTTTATTCTAATCTAGAAGGAAAAGATAAAGCAACATTTGATGCTAAATATCCGAGTAAAGTAGCTATTGGTAAAACAGCTAAAGCAAAATTTGACAAATTGTATAAATCTGGTTCATAACATGTATTATCCTAAATCTCAAATAACAACTAATTTATATACTAACGGAAACAAAGGAGATGAATTATATTTACAATCCGATGGAAGTTTATATATTGGTTATTATTATAAAACATCTAATGGATCATATTTTTCAGGTAGAACCCCTCAAGATACTCCTAATGTTAGATTAATACCTTCTTCGTTATTAGAAACTGCTCAAAGTAATAATCCTAATTTACAATATATTAATACGTCTCAAGATTCAATAGATTATCCTTTATTTAAAGATGAAAATATATTAGTGCCGTATTATTCTTTAACTTTACCTACTCTTACAGATTATCAAATAGGAGAAATGAGAAGATATTTTTGTAAAAAATCAAATGAAATTTCTTATTTAGAAATAAATAAAGAAGTTTATGATAAATTAATTCAAAATGATTCTACTATAGCATTTAAATATTATCAACCATTTAATATACCTTGGCAATTAACAGGTGATAAAGAACAAGTTTATAAAACAAATAAAAATATAACTGAATTGACTATGAAACAACAAAAACTACCTATGTTTAATATGTATCTTAAAGATGATTATACAAAATATTATAAGTAATACGGCTTAGGACCCGTTATAGCTTCGGCTATAGAGCACTTCGAATTCGCTACTTGAAGTGCTCTTTTTTTTGAAAAAATTTGGGCTACCAAAATATTTTTATTATTATTAAATAAATAAAGGTTATGTTTTACATAGTAGAAACCCCCGAACAACTAGAAGAATTTTTTAATATAGGACACGACAAAGTATTTGTTGAACCTATATTATATAACGATCGTGTTCACCCTGCTTTAAACCACGTATCTTTACTTTATATTAAACCATTAGTAAATGATAAAGGATACATACTATGCCTTAATCATAATGAGGCGTTAAAATTAAATAAAACGCCTATAACGAATTTACTCGCAT